ATTGCAAAGAAAACGGCAGGGTTTAGATAATGGCATATACAACTTCTACTACAGCATTTAACCCAACCCTCAACGAGTTAGTCGAAGAGGCTTTTGAGCGTTGTGGTAAGGAGTTACGTAGCGGCTATGATTTTCGTACTGCTCGCCGGAGCCTAAACTTTCTATTAACGGAATGGGCTAATCGCGGTATTAACTTGTGGACGATTGAGCAAGGTCAGATTACGTTGATACAAGGCCAGATTACATATGATCTGCCGATTGATACGGTAGATTTAATTGAGCATGTAATCCGCACTGAGCCTGGCCAGATCGGCAACCAGACGGACATTAACATTAGCCGCATCAGCGTATCTACCTATTCGACAATACCAAACAAGATTACCCAAGGCCGCCCTATTCAAGTGTGGATTAACCGCCAGTCTGGCCAGACAACAGATGCAGTAGCTGCTACCCCTGCTTATCCTCAGATTAATGTGTGGCCGTCACCCGATCAAGGGACATTATTGAGTCCGTACTATTACTTTGTTTACTGGCGTTTAAAGAGAATGGTAGATGCCGGTAACGGTGTGAATGTTGAGCAAATCCCATTCCGCTTGCAAAATGCGCTTGTTTCAGGGTTGGCGTATATGCTTGCAATGAAGTTGCCTGCAATTTCAGAGCAAAGAATTACAATACTTAAAGCGCAGTACGATGAAGCTTGGGATATGGCTGCGGCAGAAGATAGGGAAAAAGCGCCGGATCGTTATGTGCCGCGTATGACATTTTATCGGTGATGTATGGGCAGTAAATATGCAAGCCAAAAGAACAGTATTGCAGAGTGTGATCGCTGCGGCTTTAGATATAAGCTGAAAGAGCTAAGAAAGCTAACGATCAAAACTAAGCAGGTTAGTATTAAGGTATGCCCAACTTGCTGGGAACCGGATCAGCCACAGTTATCGTTGGGCTTATATCCAGTTAATGACCCGCAAGCAGTGCGCGAGCCAAGACCGGATAATAGTTACACGCAAGCAGGTTATACAGGGTTGCAATTAACTATAAACTCAGATAACGGTAAGCCGAGTGGCGGTAGTCGTGTATTCCAGTGGGGTTGGGCGCCAGTTGGCGGGGCAAGTAGTTTTGATGCAGTCTTAACACCAAATTATTTGGTAGCAACAACAAGTGTTGGTACAGTAACGGTATCCTAAAGGAGTCTAAAATGGACGCAAAAAAAGCAGTTCACAAGCATGAGGCAGCAATGCACCCAGGCAAGCCTATGACTAAGTTAGCCAAAGGCGGCAAGACTAATCTTCAGATGAAACAGCTAGGTCGTGGCCTGGCTAAAGTTGCCAATCAGAAGAAGTCGTCGTTTACGTACAAAAAAGGCGGTTAATATGGCTAAGTTTTCGCAGAAGGTTATGGGCAAAGAAGTCGGCCAAGCCGCTGTGTATGCTAAGCCCCATTCAATGACCGGAGGTCCTATGAAGATGAAGAAACCTACTGACCCAAACATGCTAAATGCGCGTCAGCTTGGCCCTCGTGAAAGTGTCCAGCGTGTAAGCGCGGGCGATCCAGGGCGTGATGATGTTAAAAAGACGGGCATTAAGATTCGCGGTACTGGAGCGGCAACTAAGGGCGTAATGGCTCGCGGCCCGATGGCATAACCATGACTTACACTGAGCTTGTTGCGTCAATTCAGTCGTACACCGAGAATGATTTCCCGGATATAACGCTGTCTGGCGGCGGTACTGAAACAACTGCTGAACAGATCAATCGGTTCATTCAGCAGGCGGAGCAGCGCATTTACAACTCGGTTCAGTTTCCGTCTATTCGTAAGAATATGACGGGTAATTTGCAGTCGGGTAATAAGTACCTACAAGCGCCTAACGATTTTCTGGCTGTGTACTCATTAGCGGTTATTGAGAACTATGGAACGGCTACGGAGACATATACTTTCTTGTTGAACAAGGATGTTAACTTTATCCGTGAGTCTTACCCTACTCCCGCTGATACAGGTCTGCCTGCGTACTATGCGTTATTTGGTCCGGCTATTTCAGGAAGTACGATCACTAATGAGTTGACGTTTATTCTTGGCCCAACGCCGAATAGTGCGTACACAGCAGAGTTACACTTCTATTATTACCCTGAGTCAATTACCACCGCCGGTTCTTCATGGCTCGGCGACAACTTTGATTCTGTATTGTTGTACGGGTCATTAGTTGAAGCTTATACGTTCATGAAGGGCGAGACTGATTTGATTAACTTGTATGATGGCAAGTACAAAGAAGCAATGATATTAGCGAAACGTCTGGGCGATGGTATGGAGCGCCAGGACGCTTACCGTTCAGGTCAATATCGACAACCGGTGACTTGATATGGCGATTAATCAAACTCAAACTACTAGCTTTAAGAAGCAACTGTACGAAGCGGTACATAACCTTCTTACTGATGATCTTTACATGGCGCTGTATGTTGCGACCGCAGATCTTAATCAGGATACTTTGATTTACACAACAAGTGGCGAAGTTACTGGCGGCGGCTATACTGCCGGTGGGGTTTTGTTAACCGGCGTGACAATTAACTCATCTGGTTATACGGCGTATGTCAGTTTTAATGCGGTTGACTTCAATGCTTCTGTTACAGCGCGTGGCGCGTTAATCTACAATGCGTCGCAAGGTAACAAATCAATTGCGGTATTGGATTTTGGATCTGATAAAACGTCTACTGATTTTACGGTTACGCCGCCTACCAACACAGCTACATCTGCCATTATCAGGAGTTCAAATTGATTACGACGACTAAAGGTGAAATGGACGAATCCTTGCTGGAGAAGCGCGAGGGTAATGTCGATAACGATAATGAATACACTACGTGGGTAGAGTATTGGTTAGATGGCGAACTGGTACATCGTTCTGCCCATGTTCAACTAAAAAAAGCGGTGGGGCTAAAAGTTGAAGCCGCATCTTTCGGTTAATTTTTAAAGGAGCCTCAAATGGCTAATACACAAAGCATGTGCACTTCGTTTATGCAACAGCTTATGGTTGGTGAGCATCAGCTTGGCACCGCAACGCTTGTTTCGCGCACCAGTTTGACTGCACCAACTACAGATACACTTAAAGCTGCTCTGTATCTAGCCTCTGCTACGGTAAACGCAAGCACCACAGCATACAGTGCTAGTAATGAAGTGTCAGGCACTGGCTATGTCGCTGGCGGAGTAACGGTAACTAATGCAACAGCGCCAAACTCTACTAACGCATCGGCAACAGCGGGTGTTGCGTTTTTTACGCCTTCCGCTAGTATTACATACACGACAGTAACTTTGGCTACTGCGTTTGACGCGGTGTTGTTGTATAACTCTACGCAATCCAATAAGGCAATTAGCGTTCATACCTTTGGTTCGCAGACTATTACTGCCGGTACGTTTACATTGACGATGCCGTCAAATACAACTACAACCGCACTGATCCGTCTGGCTACAACCTAATAGGAATAGCGGGGTAACTCGCTGGAGCAGCTATGTCTTTTGGAATATTTGCATTTTCTGAAGCTGCTTTTGCTGCGTTACCCGCGCCCGCAAATGTGGAGGTTGCCCTTACGGGGGTAACAGCCAGCGGGGCGGTAGGATCAGTTACAGAAACAAGTACAAAAGCACTTACTGGGGTTGCAGCAGTAGGGGCGGTAGGCAGTGTTACTGAAACAACCAGCGTAGCTCTTACGGGGGTTACAGCATCTGGCGCAGTAGGTACGGTAACTTACGCGCAGATTATAACATTAGCAATTACTGGCGTTGAGGCAATAGGTTCGGTAGGCACTGTTACCTCAAATATTGTTGTTACTTTAACGGGTGTTGAAGCAGTAGGGGCGGTAGACTCCGTACTATTTGTTGAAACGGAGGCGCTTACTGGCGTTGAAGCCTCGGGCGAAGTTGGTACAGTATTAGTAGATGAACGGGCTATTGGACTAAATGGGGCGCAAGGCTTTGGTGAAGTTGGATCAATTGGAATTCTTGGGATTGAAGCCGGGCTGCAAGGCGTTGTAGCTACAAGCGAAGTAGGCACTGTAGCTCTTGCTGATCGTGAGATTGCGCTGACCGGCGTAGAGGCTGCGGGCGCAGTAGGTGATGTTACTGAAGAAAACAACCCAACTGAAGATGGCGTTGTAGCGACAGGTGCGGTAGGATCAGTAGGGTCTAGCCGCACGGTGGCCATAACAGGGGTACAGGCTAGAGGGCAAGTTGGCACGGTAGATAAATTCTATTGGTCTATCATAGATGATAGTCAAACACCAAATTGGGGCCTAGTAGATGCGGAGCAGACTCCAGATTGGCAAGATGTTGAAATGACTGTGTAAGGATAAATTATGGCCGTAACAAATTTTACTCCCCTACTTGGCCTTGCGTTGCCAACAACCGGCGATTTGTCTGGTACGTGGGGCACGACGGTCAACACCGCAATTACTGACTTGCTTGATGATGCTGTAGCAGGTACGGTCACACTTTCGGCAGACGCAGATGTCACGTTAACGACAACAAATGGCGCAGACAATCAAGCGCGTAATGCGATAATTTTATGGACCGCCAGTAACGGCGTTACAACCCGAAACATTACCGCCCCTGCGCAATCTAAAGCTTATGTGGTTATCAATGCAGGTACGGGTTCTATTGTGGTTCGCGGCTCTGGTCCAACGACAGGCGTAACCATTCCCTCTGGCACTCGCGCATTAGTAGCGTGGAACGGTTCTGACTTTGTGAAGATTGTCAGTAACCCGGCGGTGTTGACCACGGACGTATCTGGACTTCTTCCCATAGCAAATGGGGGTACTGCTACTGCCACTCCCGCGCTGGTAGCGGGGGCAAATGTCACTATAACGGGCACATGGCCTAACCAGACCATTGCTGCCGCAGCGCAAAGCTCAACATTCAGTGAACTGATTACGGTCACAGGCGGCTCTACAACTGCTGGCGGCATCGCGTTGGCAGAGGATACGGATAACGGGGTAAATACGGCTACCGTCAAAGCGCCAGCGGCTATTACGTCTAGCTACACCATGACGCTTCCCCAAACCGATGGGGTTACGCTTGGGTATTTAAACATCCCGCAATCAGGCGCGGCGAAGACCACAAGCTATACATTAGCTGTAACAGATGTAGGTAAGGTCATCGAGGTAGGGGCAAGCGGGGCGATTGAAGTTCCTGACGCGACCTTTGCTATAGGGGATGCCATCATCATTTTCAACAATACTAGCGGGTCTATCACGATGACCATGACGATCACAAACGCCTATATTGCTGGTACGGATACAGATAAGGCTACAATTGATGTGGCAACGCGTGGTGTGGCTAATATCTTGTTTGTTACAGGTACGACCTGCGTAGTTACTGGAAACGTGAGCTAAACAATGGCATTAGTCCTCAAAGACCGAGTTAAGACCACGACCACGACAACTGGTACGGGTACAGTTACGCTTGGCTCCGCAGCGGCTGGTTATCAGGGCTTCTCTGTCATTGGTGACGGTCAGCAGACTTACTATGTGATCTCTGACGGAACTAACTGGGAAACCGGAACTGGGACGTACACGGCTTCTGGCACTACTCTCTCACGCACACAAGTCTTTGAGTCTAGCAATGGCGACGCCCTAGTAGACTTCCCTGCTGGCGTTAAGGATGTGCTTGTAGGTTATCCATCAACGGCTACAGCAGGTGGTGTGCCTAACTGTGATAACAGCAGCATAGGTACTGATCTATCTGGCTGGTCTGCGTTTCAGGCTGCGCTACAGAGTGGTGTAACAGGCGGTACGCTGTTTGGGAATAATAATACTAATGGAATTGTTAGTACGTATAGCTTAGTTTCTACGGCTGCTGCTGCTTACGCTGGTGGCGTTCTTGCACCTAACGGGGATATTCATTTTGTTATTAGAAATTTAAGAAGGGGTCAAAAAATAAACACTTTAACTGGTGTTGTTTCTACCTATTCATTGGTTTATACAGCATCTAGTTATTATGGTGGTGTTTTAGCTGCTAACGGAGATATACATTTTGTGCCTTCTGGTGCGGCAGTAGGGCAAAAAATAAACGCTTCAGGCGTTGTTTCTACATATTCTTTAGTGTACACGCTAAATACAGCATATGCAGGCGGTGTACTTGCCCCTAATGGGGATATTCACTTTGTTCCTTATTCTGCTACCGTAGGTCAAAAAGTATCTGCGTCTGGTGTAGTTTCTACTTATTCGTTAATTATTTCTGCTGGCGGCGATAACTATATAGGTGGTGTATTAGCCTCAAATGGAGATATTTATTTTGTGCCTTCTGGCGCTGCTAGAGGGCAAAAAGTATCAGCAGCAGGAGTTGTTTCTACGTATTCGTTAGTTTATACAGTTAGTAATGCTTATCAAGGTGGTGTATTAGCTCCTAACGGAGACATACATTTTGTTCCTGCTGGAGCAAATAGAGGGCAAAAAATATCTGCATCTGGTGTTGTATCCACTTATTCTCTTGTTTACACTGGAGACGGTTTTAATGGTGGCGTACTTGCCCCAAATGGCGATATACATTTTGTACCAGAGTACGCAGTAAGAGGACAGAAAATATCGGTTGCTGGTGTTGTTTCTACCTATTCGTTAGCCTATACAACAAGTCTTGCTTATGGTGGCGGCGTATTAACTCCTAATGGTGATATTTATTTTATTCCAGCAAGTGCAACAGTAGGCCAAAAAATCTCCACGAATCCCGGTCAGCCATTAGGTCTCGGCGTATGTCTGAGTTCATTCCTTAATAAATTCTAATTATGACATTCGTTATCCGTGATCGCATATTAGTAACCAGCACCACTACAGGCACAGGTACGTTTACACTTGGCTTGGCTGCTGCTGGCTATCAGGACTTCTCTA